ATAATTATTTTCGTCCCACGGATTAACTTTTTTACCCTCAGCATAACCACGATCAAAAGATTTCTTTAATTCTAAATCTATCGTAGACTTATGTATCATTCCCTCTAATCCTTGTGAGGCATTTCTTAAAAGAGACGCTACAAAACTTAAATCTATAGTTCTATTATCATTTGGTATTGGTTTAACTTTTTCAATGAGTCTATTCCCTTGCAATATCATTAAACCCCAACCTTTAGGTAATTCTCCGTCTTTAATAAGTTCTTTATCTGGAATTACTAAATACCATTTATCACAATATTGATATATAACCTCTGCTTTATCTGAGTGTTTTATTTCACTTAATAAATCAGACCTAGATACTTTTATTTCAAAACCTAAAACCTCGTGGCGACGACTAGAAAACATATTTACAGCTATACCGTCAGCCCTAGTAGACGCATATCCCGTAGAGGATCTAACTTGTGAGAAAAAAGCCCATTCCGGCTGTTGGTATCTATCTTTAAGAAAAGATACCATTTCCTCCTCTGTATATTTCACTTTTTCCATACTGATTATTTTTCTCCATTACCTAGTAAAAATTGTCCTTGCTCTAACTGTTCGTATAGAGTTCCACCTTTTCCGGTATTCATAAAAGGTAAGAAAATCTGAGGCATAGAGACTATTTCTGTTTCATAAAGAGCCATTTGAGCTAATACCCAGTCTTTTAAATTAGCCCACGCAACACGATAAGCGTATTCGTCCTCGTCTCCTCTCTTAATCCCTTGATTAAGTAATACCTGCTGAAATCTCCGCCACTCGCAAGGTAACTGAAAAGATAGAGTTTTATCTTTGTGAGGGAGAGCAAAAGCTAAAGAGGATATTCTCTTATCGTCCCCATACATCATTTGTATACCGACTGCACCGTGAGAAATTAAACTCTCCTGTATCTTTGCTACACATTGGAGAGCTGATAATTTAGTTGTGTAATTTTTTATAGCCATAAAATTATAAGTTTTCTATGGCGTCCTGTGCCTCTTTTGATAAAGCTACTAAAGCCTCGCCTAGCAATTTAGTATTTTCTATAGTCATACAACCATAACTACACAAATCTATTTTTAAAGACTTTTTAACTAAATCTAATTCAGCAATAAGTCTGCCGTCTTTACCTGCCTCTTTTGAAATGACAGTCTGGACGCTTACCTCTGCTTTTGTTACTTTAGTTTCTAATATAAACTGACTTTTTAATTTCTTTGCCATATATTTTTTAAATTAAATTATAATAATTTACCCTGTGCGAACCCTGCTACAGCCCAAGTCTCCAACTGAGAAAAGTTATATTTTTGATAATTTTGATATTCACTACCTCCTTGTTTGTGTATTCCTTGACTCATAATCTCAGAACACGTAATTAACTCCTCCGGACGATCAGTAATTTCATTACGGAAAACTTGAACTCTTTTAGGGACTTTCTTACCTGCCAAAAACTCAAACCCTCTTTTGGTAATACACCAACCTGCTTTTTGGTCGTGTTTACCGTCTTTTTTTAAAACCTTTGCAACTAAACCTAACTTAGAACATTGAGTAGAACGAGACGGAACTGAGTAATAAGTATTTAACGTGCTTTGTAAGTGTATTTTATTTGCCTCAGTAAAAGGTATCCCTTTTGCTACTCTCTCATAAACTATTTTACCCATTCCAAACAATAACAAAGAGTCTAGTAAGTCTAACGTGTAAATATATTCTGACATTGAGGCTCCACAATTAGCACAAGTCTCTTTCTTAAATAATTCTGGAAAATTAACCCTTAAATCAGCAATAACTTTTCCCTCGTCTAGACCGTATTGATTACACATAAAACCTACAAATACTCCTATTCTCGGTTTTCTGTATGTTTTATTTGTTTCTTTTTTCTTAGTCATTTTTTATAGTTTTATTACCAATAATTGCGTTAATTGAGTTTTTTATATCCTCTGGAATAGGTTTACGTTCCTCTGGAGATAATGGAACTGGAACTATATCGGGTTTTACTACGATAGGCTTTCTTACTGGTTCCTTTCTTTCTTGAAAATCCTTTTTTAAAGCATTTAATAAAAATGTTTTATAGTTTTTCTTTTCTCTCCCGTTTGTATCGCACCAGAGAACTAAATCCTCAGCCTTTGATATGATCGCTTTCTTAGAACAGTCAAACCGATTATAAAACTCCTCTAAATCTTTTTCCGGTATTTTTTTAAGATAGGAGATAGAGTTTATTAGATTAACTTCTCTTATCTTATCTTTACTTAACTTACGCACCCGTTTGGTTGACACTTGGTTGTCATTTGGTTGCGGTATATCACTTTCTTTCATTCTATCAGCTCTAAGTTTCTGATATTTCTCCCAATTAGGGTGTGAAATATAGTAATTTCCGTCCTCTGACTTATACCAAGTTATCAAACCAGCTTTCGTAATTTCCTTTATAAATCCTCTCATATCGTCTCTAGTAATTTCTGGATTATAAGGAAATATTTTTATTCTTAACCAGTCTGTATCTCCCTTTAGTCTCCCCTCGTCGTCAGCTAACACTATAAGAAATACATATGTTTTTTGTGCCTTATCGCTCATACTGGCATAACTTTTATTTTCTGCCATTTGGGCGTAAATCATTCGTCTTTGTGTAGCCATATAATTATTTTTTATTTGTTATTTTACAACCTTTAGACCTATTACAACTTCTACAGGCTAAGCGTAGATTTTCTAAATCAAGTGTTCCTCCTGCACTTTCTGGGTGTATATGATCTATCTCAAAAGACATAAGGTTTGGATAAATACCACTAACTGCTCCTTTGTCGTGGCAATACCAAGCCGGTATCTTTTCAAAAGCCATATAACCAAAATATGTAGGTTTTAATTCTCCAATTTTACCGCATATCTGACAAATACCATTATCCCTCACAGCAATATAACTTTTGATTTTTAATGGTATATTTTTCTTTTTATAAAGCATAATTTACACATTGAAAGTTTGAAGTCTATCTATTCCCCAGTCTCCGCAGAATAAACAGTCTCCTTTTCCGAGTAACCTTTCTGCTCCGTCCTCGTCTATCATTACTCGGCTATCAATAGCCTTAGACATTCTAAATACGACCTTTGTAGTAAAGTTATTTTTAATATCTCCGTCAATAACTTTCGTGCTAGCTCTCTGAGTAGCAAGTATAAGGTGTATTCCACAGGCTCTACCTTTCTGAGCTAATAGTTTGATATTTCTATCAATATCTGACCTTAATTTTAAGTCCGCGTATTCGTCTATGACTACAAACTTATAATTAAAATCTGTTTTAGATACGTCTCTAACTTTTAACTTTTTCATTTTATCGTAGCGTTTTTCCATTTCTATAACTAGGTTATCTAGTCCGTCTTTTATTCCGTCTGGACTATGTTTGTATTCTTTAACCATTTCGTCATATTGTAGAAACTCTACTTGCTTAGGATCAAACAAGTGTAAATCAATTTTAGGACAATTTATTGCTTGTTTTACAACTGCGTGCAAGAAAACTGACTTACCAGAACCACTAGAACCGGCTACGAGAGTATGAGGGGCTGTTCTAAAATCATACCTCCTTATTTCTCCTCCTATAGTTATACCAACAGCAAAATTAAAATCATTCTTTTCGGTAGGTAAACTAGGGAATAATCTATTTTCTTTAGGTATCTCAAAACCTACTAGCTTTGTGCCTCTAATAGGGGCTAGAACGCGTATACCACTCACTCCGGTAATTTGCTCTATATCGTCTACGAAATTGCGCAAGCGACTCATTTTAACGCCAATAGACGGGGTATATCGGTATAAGTCTACCGTTGCTCCCTCTATTTTAGAGTCAAACTGTAACATTATTCCGAACTCTAACATTTTTGTCTGTATTTTTTCCTCCATAGACATTTTTTCGTAATTTATATTTTTAGCTGATACAAACTTTTCCTCTACCGACTTTAAGAGGTTTTTCATACTATTTGCACTTTGTATCTCTTTTTTTAATAAGTCTGTGATATTTTCTACCTTGTGCTTTTTCATTAACTTAGCTGTCTCCTCAGACATATCTAGTCTGTGGATATAAGCCACGATAGCAACCTCGTTATCAAATATCGCGTCCACGTTTGGCAGGTATACCATTTCTCCGTTTAAGGCTCTGATAGTATCCTCATAAAATCTAAAGTAAAAATCAAAGTATAAATCGTTATCTTTAAATACAAGCTCGTAAGGTTCAACTTGTGAGTGTTTATGCTCTGAGTCGTGCCACCTTTTACATTCTGGATCCTTACAAACTGCATTTTTAGTATACTTAACCTCTTTATATTTTATTGAGTAAGGTTCCTCTCCATACTTCGCATAGACTAATAAAAAGTTTTCTACTGCTTGGAGTATTTTAGCTCCGTCTATTTTGTCTGGATCCGAGAAATTATAACAAGTTTTATAGTCTGTAATTACGAGTCTACCTTTTTCGTCTCTCTCTATTAAGTCAATATATCCCTTTAATTTAATAGGCATATTGAGAGTTTTACCTCTCCACTCTACATTTACTTTCTCTACTATTTTATCCTCTGTGGATATAACCATTTCTTTATTATATGGATTTTTTTTAATATATTCCGTATAACAAAAACTAAATAATTCTAGGGCTTTCTGTTTAGTCTCTATTGTTTTAGAGAAGTTAATCAGACCGTCGTTATAATTCTCTAGGAACTCCATACCGGCTTTTAAACCGTATTCTATAGCCTCAGCCTCATTGATAGGAACCAATACGTCTGAGCCTCCGTAATACACATTCATAGCATTATGGAACGCGTTACCCAATACTCCGGATATGTTTGAGGCTGTATCTATCGTATCTCTATTTAAGTATTTGATTTTACAAAGAATAGGGTTTGTAGATAGCGACCTCATAAAACTGTAAGAGATATGAGGGACAGGAAACTCGTCTTTATTATCCTTTTGCGAAAGGATTGACCTCATTACTTTCGGAACTAGGAACTTCGTCTTTATTTTCCTCTTTACCGACACTCTCTTTTTTGGCGTTGTTTTTTTCATTTGTAGTTAATAAATTACCCATTTTTAAACCTTGGCTTTCTTGGCTAGCGACCTCTAACCTGTCAGCTATGATACTATCTCTATTATCCAATTCTATAGCCTTGTAGATAATCTCGTTCTTAGGTAGGAACTTCTGCATTTGTTTTAACACAGTCTTTCTCCACATATTTAACTCTGGATCATTAGCAGGGTTCCACGGAGAAAATGCCCCAGTAGGGTTATATGATTTTGAGAACTTTTGAGCGTGAGCCAAAATATCCTTTGCGTTCATATACCTAATACTCTCCTCGTTTCTAAATAAAACTTTAACGTAGGCTCCGACAGCCTCGCCTCTTTCTTTGTTAGATAAAGTTAAATCTATCTCGTGTCTCATTTCCCCATTGATATAAGAAAACTTGTCATTTTTTCTTACTATTTCAGACGTAATCTTTTGGACTCCGGCTTGATATAGTAAGGTTATAAAACCTTGATAGCCTATTTGTAACTGAGCTAGCATAACCCCTTTTATATTGTAAGGCAAAACGTAAGTCTCGCCTGAGATATTTGAGGGCATAAAACCAAACTGAGCCATTTCTATATAGGCATTTACTAAAGACTCTGGAGTGCAGTCTAGCAATTTTGAGTTTCTTTGAACGTCTGCTCTAACAGAACTTAAAAACTTTAATGCTTTGCTTTCGTCATTAAAAAAGTTCTTAATCTGAGTTATATATTTATCATTTATATAAGTTGCTAGAGACTTGTCATTCTCAAACTTCGTAATTGTATTGTCTTTATTACTCATTATGTTATAATTAAATTGTTAATTTGTAAGGTTGTGATAGGAAGTGCCTCTACTAAGGGGCATTTTCTATTTACTTTTTTCCCCTAGCGACTTTTAATTTACTTACTTCTTTCCTTAGAGACTTTAACTCTTTCTCAGTCTTAATCTTTCTAGCTTTTTCATTAGCCCACTTCTTTTTAGCCATTTCTTGATAGTGTTTTTTGCCATATTTTTTAAAGGTGGCATATCCGGCTTTCTTTACTACTTCCGTATGAGATACAATTTTATTTTTTGTTGTCATATATTTTTATAATTATAATAATTTTACGACCTATGTAGATATTATATTTTATATTAAAATAAATAGCAATACTGCTAGCCGTAATAAAATAGCTTTATAAAATAATACTCTTAAAAGTTATCCACAGTTAAACATTTTTTATAATAGGTATATAATATAGACACGAGTTTACCCAGACTCGCGAGGAGTCCGACCCACTCCTAACGTATATTGTATCAGCACGTGCAAGTATAAAACCCCCTACCTAAGGGGGTTTTACTATGATATAATTTTAATATATGAAAATGTCTATCGCTCAATACTTAGCTACAAATAAAAGACCTGCCCGCAATAAATGGAATAACCAGAGAACAGAATATAACGGATATACCTATATGAGTAAAAAGGAGGCTAATTTTGCTATGTCCCTAGATAATTGCAAAAAAGCACACGATCCAAAAGACCGCGTGCTTTCTTATGATAAACAAGTTCCTTTCCCTATTGTCGTTAACGGGCAAAAAATCTGTAAATATATTCTAGATTTTAAAGTAGAGTATGCTGACGGGAGGATAGAATATATAGACGTTAAAGCCTTTGATAAAAAGAAAAGTAAGTTTTTATCTACTGATACATACAAACTAAAAAAGAAATTAGTAGAGGCAATTTACGGGGTAACTATAAAAGAGGCTTAATAATTCCAAGCAACGTCTTGGGATTTTGAGTCGTCTATATCTAGGTGGAGGTAATTTTTACCTAATCCTATTCTAGTGAACCCTAGCTCAAAAGCTACCTGTAACATTCTATATCTCTTTTTGCTATCCGTGCAAAGCAAGTCTACGGCTAATCCTTTTAAGTGTGCTGAGTTTGATACTGAGTCCTCTAAGGTAGAGTTATAACTTGCTGTCCTAACTCCCGAAGTAATGACTATAGCAAAACCGCATTTATCACGAAGTAAATCTATTTTTTCCATTAACTTATCGCTAACTCCTACCATTTTAGGATCAGATTTTGGATTAAACCATTTATAAGTTTTAGCCAAAACAATATCTTTTTTGATAGTTAAAATACCTCTTACGGAAAAATGAACTTTCTTATATTTTTTCTTAAAAGGACTATATGTATCAAAGTAATATTTGTCTTTAAAAATCTCTACGGCGTGAGTAGCAGGATATGGTATACCGGCGTGGATAGGAGACTGCTTTAACGCGTTCTCTATCAACCCCATATCCTCTTTTTTCAAAGAAACAAACTCGTAGGCGAAACTAAAAATATCTAAAACCTCTTTGGCTTTTGTTTTCATTGCCTCAGTAATTTTAGTATTATCGTGATACTCCTCCCAAGTTTTAAAGTTTGGATCAAACGGTAAATCTTTCTCTGGTAGTAATCCATATTTGCGAATACTCTCCCAGACATTCTCTAAATAATTACCGTTCTTTGTTGTTCCGGACATTATAGCCGAGAACCTATCAGAGGCATTAAACTTACCGTTAACAAAAAAGCCTAATTTGTTTAGGCGTTCTAATTGAGCGACAGTAAGCATATCCTTTGAGATAAAGAAGTTAATCCAAGTCTCTACAACATTTAAACAAGAGAAAGTAGCACAGCTCATAGTATCAAAAACGAACTGTTTATTTTGAACTTCCTCCTCTGGTAGAAAATCCTCCCAGTCTCCTTTTTCGTTTATATCCTCAGCCATAATGGGGGAATTAACCCCCAATATGTAGCCTGTAGGTTTTTCCGAAAACAAAAGACCAGTCTGTTTTACATACTTTTTACGCATACCTTATTTCTTAATGTTATTAAAAAATAAAGCGTAGACAGTAGAGGCTGACGCCAATACTCCTATGATAGTTTGCCAGTAAATAGTGTCTTTTAAGAAGTAGTAAAAACTACCTACAGCGACAGCTAAAATTATGGTAAGCACTTTTGTTTTTGAGTTACTTGTCCCAAAAACCTTTTTAATAATTTGTATTGCAAGAGATAAGAATACCCCTACAATACCTATGGCTAGAAAATTATCTATACTCATATATTTATATTATTACTGATAATATGGTTGTTTGTGCTTGGCTTTCCAAGCTACAATATCAGACCAACAGGCAGACGACGCCCCCCAGTCTTTTACTCCATTCTTATTATACAACAAAAGAGCATAATCTCTATTACCCTCGTAAGTGTATATATCTATTCCTAGTTTTTTAGAGTCCTCTAGGTGGTAGTAATCGTTAATTTGCCAGTATCCTATATCTGTAGACCACAAATATTTTATTTTTTGTCCGTCTACTATTTTATACCGGTAATTATAACCTTTCTTGTCTTGCGACATATTACTCTCACACCACGCAATATCTAATAAAACTTGTGGAATTATTGGCTCAACTACTTCTATCGGATCCGCTTGAACTTCTTGAACTTTTACAGTCTCTCCAGCGATTTTTAAATTAAAATAAAATAGAGAAACTATTATTGATAGCAATAACGTTACCGTAAATGCTATCCACTTATATTTTTTCATACCTATATATTTTACCAATTATGTAGTTTTATGGTATTATTTATCCACAACTAGATATTTTTTAGCAAAATAACTCATATATTATAATATTATTTGACATAATACATATTATATACTTTAATTTAAAACTCCTAGACTAAGACGCAAAAATGAAAAAACATACAAGGCAATAAATACTATAGTCATTCCTATAGATAAGATATTGCCGAGTGTGTTTTTGTTAGTCATTTTTTAATATGTTTAGAGCGTCATTCGCTATCTTGGTTTGTAATTTTTCCAACTCTAATATTTTCTTTTTCTTGGTTGTAGAGAGCATATTGTTTGACTGGTATATTACATTTTTAGCTTTATTTATCGCACTAAACTCGGAAACAACGCCGTTAATAAAGGTATATTTTGCTACTTCTGGATTTTCTTTTAAGTATTCTGTGAGCTTGTCTGAGGTTGCCTCTCCTTGACTCAATTTTTGGAAATAATTATATTTTGACTGAGATTTGCTGTAGAAATTATAAACTTTATTTACACTCTCTGAGCTACTTCCGTATGGTTCTTTAATCATAAATGATTTTATAACCGGCATTTCCTCTATTGTTTTTGTAGGCATAATAGTAGCGTCTCTAACTCCAGAAGTTTTTAGAACAAAGTCTATTATATTTGTCCCGTATCTACCTAGTCCTCCTGTATATCCGTATAGTAAGTTATCTACTTTGTCCGGAGAATAATTAAGAGCCTCGCCTACAATTTTAGCGACTTCACTTGTATACGTGCTTGTCTGATATTTAGGAGGTAGGTTTTCTTTACCTCTTGAAACTATGGGTCTATCTTTAAAGAAAGAATAGTTAGCTTGGTTTTCAATTACTGGTAATAGCCCTGTAGGAATATAAGACGGTGTAACCCCGTCAGCTACAGTATTAGCCATATCTTTAAATAGTTCTGGATCCTTTGTATCCATATACTCTAAAGCTCTCTCTGGAACAGAACCGAACAAAGTCCCGAGTAAGAAAGGTTTAGGTATTCTGTAAATATGTTTATCAGTAAAGACTATCCAGAAAGTATTTTTTTGCCATTGTGGTATTTCTTTCCACCTCTTATCGTCTCTGTTTGCTAGATAAAGTAGGATAGACGGTAGGGTAATAGATAGGAATAAACGCAATAACATTTTTGTAGGTTTTTCTTTAAACTCTCTCCTTATCTTATCCATATCTTGTATGTTAGCGTTCCAGAAAGCTATTATTGAGTTTACAGCCTTTGTCTTGGCTCCTATTCTAGCAAAGTCTAGAGTTACCTCACGACTAGCGAAAGCACCCGCTACAGGGTCAGCGTGAGCCTTTAAAGCCCGTCTCATTTCTCCTAGTCTTGTAGCCTTTTCTCCAAACTCAGACAAAGCTCTCAATAATTCTACAGGGTGTTTTACGTAGTTTAATCCCTTAGCTCCTTTTGAGGCTAGCAATTCTTTGAGTGTTTGTTTCAAACTATCACGGTCTCCGGATACAAGCATTGAACTTTCTCCTCCGGACATTCTCCATAAATCGTAAACGTCTCCTTTCTTAAATGTTTCAAACATTCCACGAGCCATATCCCAGAAAGGCTTATAACCGTATTTTGAGAATACGAAAGCTGAGAATTGGTCTCTCATTGGGTTACGAACAACGAAGTCCGGAGACAAGGTAGCACCGGCTCTTAGGAGTTTAGCAGGGTAAGAAATTATCTTTAAAATCATAGACATATCCTCGGCATTTATTCCTTGCAAAGCCTTAAATAAATCTGGGTCTACTTGGTATACTTTTGAGCTATCTCCGAAGTTAATAGTTAGCATATTATCTCCCATATCTTGCATTGGTCTAAATAGAGTTACAGTTTTTTCTCCCGCGTCAGCCGGTATTAAATCTGCAACGTCTGGGAAAGCACTCTCTAAAACTTCCTTAACGTTTACAGTTACGGGTTTCATTGGCTTAGCCACTTCCTCAAATAGTCTCCCTAGCTCAAAGTTCTTATCGGCTAATTTTGCTATAGCAAGTCCGACATTATTCCTCTCGGCGGAGTTAATGATCGCGTAAGTATCTTTTATAATACTCTCAATAGGGTCTATAATTTCTCTTTCGGAACCTTTAATTTTACGGATAGGAGCCTTAATATTTCCGGCTACTTTCTTGCCTCCCATAAAATTACTTCTCTCAGTTTCCATAACTCTATAAAATGGAACGCGGAAAGCGTTTAATTCTTTTATCTTTTTAAATCCCTCCTCTCCTATAAGTCCATTCTCTTTAGCATATTCTAGAAGTTGGTCTTGATAGTTATATATTTCTTTTGCCTTTTCTTTAAATGTAGGATTATTTTTTTCTAGTTCTGCAAGGGCTATATCTGCGTCCTCCTCTTTTATTCCGGTAGTTATTTTTCTACCTGCTAGCTCTTTGGCTCTCTTTGAAACAAGGTATACTCTAAAATCGTCTAACTTACCGGCGTCAGAAATAGGCTTTAATATTTCATTAAAGCTCTTACCTTTAAAGTTAGCAACAATTTTTCCGTCTTTTTCAGTCCAATAGTTTTTACCAAAAGTCCCTTTCTCTAAGAAAGTATTAGCCTTACCTACCCACCCTCTAAGGTTTCTAGCAAGGATATAAGGATTATTTTTTTCTGGGATTTTTCCTAGATTTTCTGTGGCTATTTTTGTGAACTCAGACAATGGGTGTAATTCGTCTACGCCCATAGTGTATAGATTATGTAGGTTATTTGTGAACCTATCTTTTAAGCTAGCAGTATTTTTATTGTCTAGTGAGATATGACTTAATATTTTAGCGACTGCGGGTTGCTCTAGCCATTTCTGATAATCGCTAAATGCTACGTCTAGAACGTCTTTAACTTCTGGGAGTTCGCTCATTTTCTTTTCAAAAATCTCGGCAAACTTAGGAGCATATTTTTCAATACTCTTATTGTCTCCTATCATTTTATAACGCAAGAACTCAGCAAAAGCCTCTTTCCTTTGTTTCTCTGGTTGCCCTGCGTAAGAATACCCGTAATTACTCATTAAAGGCACTCTCTCACTTCTTGGAATTAAGCCCGATAACTCAAACTCTCCGTCTAAGAAGTGTCCGAGTTCGTGGAATAGTGTCCCCATTCCTCCTTTTTTAATTCTGATAACTTTCTGATTTGGTTTAAATAGTCCGATAGCTCCTGCGTGTCTAAACTTACCTTGCCTTATAGGCACGGCAAACTTATCACTAAGACGTTTAGCTATCTCACTTCTTTTTATTATTTTATCTACTTCTTTGGTTGCCTTTTCTCCGGATATTTCGTCTAGATTTTTAGGGTTAAAACCTAAAGCTCCTCCTTTTTCCTCTCTCATTTCTCTAGCATATCTTTCATTCCTAGTTTCTTTTTTTATTATATTTGATACTTGTTCTCCATTTTCTAATTTAGATATTTTTCTTTCAAGAGACTTTACCTTTTTAGTAGTGAACTCTATCCAATAATCCTCTCCTCTGCCTTTAGCCCACTCTGCGTCTTTTTGAGCTTTTACTAATTTTTCTTTTAATAAATCAACTTCTGACATTCCAGACTTTCTACTTCTTTCTGCTTGGAACTTATAACTCCTAAAGTCTTTATCTAATTTATTTACTAGCTCCTCTTTTTGATCCATTAAGGCTCTATTTCTAGCTACAGACTTATCTCTCTTAGCAAAGTTATATCCTGCTCTACCAGTTACACTAGGAGACGGATTTTCAGCTATTATCCTTAAATCTTTTTTGTAAAGTTCTGTATATTTATCTAAAAATGTATTCCAAGTTTCTATAAAATCGTCTGGTATTTTATCTAAATTAACCTTATTTTTTATAGACGCAATGGTATTTTTATAATCTTCATTCCAATTAACGTCATAGTAAGAGTTATTATTTAATTCACTTATTTGGTCTTTTGTATAAATATCTTGTGCCTCTTTTGCTTTCGTTATAACTTCTGTCTTACTACTAGGAGTCTGTTCTTGTAAGTTTGGTTTTACATTAACTTTAAATATATTATTACCTGCCTCCTCAGCACTCTCTATAAAGTTTCTTTCTCTGAGCCAGTTTAAGTATCCTATTCTTTCTTTTTTAGGAGATATAAACAATGTATTATTTTTACTATTCCATAAATCGCCTATTGGTTTAACTACTTCAAAAGTATCTCCTATCTGTTGTTTTAGGATATTTTCATATCTCTTAACTTCATTTTTCTGTTTTGTAGCCTCCAATAATCTAGGCTTAATTACTTTCTCTACAACTTCCGGCTTTTTCTCCACAAGAGTAGGAACGCGTCCGCTCTTAATTGCCTCAGCTCCAGTAACTCCAGAACCGGCAAAAGGATCAAGGACGCTTTCGCCCTCTAAGGTAGACTGTTCTATTAAGGCTTTCATAAGCTCTGCGGGTTTCTCTGTCTGATATGATTTTGCAATACTTGGTCTTATAAATCTAAAATCCATTTCTACAGGTATCTCTCCTTTTCTAACTTCTCCAGACAAACTCATTAAAATAAGTCTCTCGGCTGACGCCTCAACTCCTCTAACGTTTGTAACAGGTTTTAAATCTTTCGTAAGTTTTTTGTATGTTCCCTCTCCAACTACTTTAAATCCTGCGTCTGTAGCACTCTTAACATACTTCTCCATATCTGGCTGAGCTGTCCTTGCACCGGATAACATTAAATATACTTGTGTTTTATCGTTAGTTACGAGTTTAGAAATAGAAGTCATTACCTTATCAAACTCTGGAGGCATAATAAATCCCCACTCTTTTATACCTCTATTTCCTCCAATTAAAGCACGTGAGAAATAAGCCGGATCCAGAATAACTGAGTCAAACTTCTTATTCTCTGTTACCATTCTAGCTAGAGCGTCTACAGCGTCATTAGCCTCAACATAAGCTAATTCTTTACCGTCTTTCTTTAAAACATATACTCCGGCGTCTAGTCTTTCAAAGGTTCCGTCCTTAGCTCCTACTCCCAAAATACGCCTTACGTTAGGCTCTAGTATTTTAGTTTCCTCTGCTATTTGTTTTATTGTTTTAGGTTCTCCTTTAACAGCCTCCTTAACTATATCTTTTTGGGTCTTTGTAGCCTTACTCATTCTATCCCTCCAAGCATTATCAAAAATATTCTGTTCCTCTTTTGAAAACTTTGAAAAAGGAAATAGGTCTCCATTGTCCTGTGCCTCTTTTATAAGTTTTATCATATTTTCAGTATAAGCAGGATTATAGTCAGCAACGCCTATCCTTTTTGATTTTTCGGTCTTTATTTTTTCCCATTCACTTTTTAATTGTGATTTTGTTAATAGGTCTTTATTTGGTTCCCATATCTCATACCAATTACTACCGTCTAGTTGAGGGACTTTAATACCTGCATAACCCATATCAATAAGTTGTCCGGAGGTATATTTATCTGTTAAATCTGATTTCTCAATATCAATTATTTTAGCATTTGGGTTTATGTATCTATCTACTTTATATTTTGCTCCACCACTACCAACTTGGGACGAGCCTAATCCGTCTCCTGTTTTTAAATCTATGTTAGCATTATCTGTAAACCAAACTGACTGAGCCTCTGTTTTTGATAAATCAAACTTATTAAACTTAGCATTTGTGTAATGATATATAGGTGTCTGAGATTTTATAAAATCCTCAACATTATCATATTTTTTATCCTCTATAGATACTTCTTTTTCTATAGGCTGTATTTCCTCTGTAACTTCCTTTGGAGAAAGACTATTTATTTCTTTCTTTATTTTTTCAATTTCTTTTTTGTCTGTAGCTGATAGGTTGCTTTCTTTATTTATCCAAGTTTCTATAGATTTTTTACCGGCATTTATAGCCTCCTCGCGAGACTTATAACTACCAGTAAAAGGAGTTCCAAAACCAGAAGTAGATATATTAACGTCAGTCCTTACCATAAACTTACCGTCGTTATATTCTACGACTTCTATACTAGCCAAAGGAACGCTATTGTCTCCCTTAACATTCAATATAATTTCTTTATTTTGTTCGTTGTAGTCATTAAAAGAGTCTCTAAGGGTATTTGCCTTATAAATAATATCGCTCTCTTTAACCCCCGTAGATAATCCACTCCTTAATAAATCTAACTCTTTTTCAGTCTTAACCATAGCGTCTCTAACTTCTGCGGGCTTTAGGTTAGATATTTCTTGTATAGCCTTGTTTGTGTCTATAGAGTCAGTTTTTAACTTACTTTCTGGAACTGTATCTTTAACTTTAAAATCTACTTTAGTGTTTTTTATCTTACCGCCTACCCATTTTTTAAGATTTTCATATACACTTGGTTTAACTTTAAACGCCTCAATATCCACACTCGTAAGAGTAGGTATATCTTTTACATATACTCCTTTCTCTACCATTTCTCCGCTCTTTGTTACGAACTCCATACCATTACCGGTAACTTTCAATAACTGAGTTTCGTCATTTGGATTTTTAAACCAGACTGTTTTTGAGACTGTAGGTTTTGTTATAGCAGGATCATTTAATATATTTTTTATTCTTGGATTTTCTATTTTCATTTTACCGACTGACTGGATAATCGGCTTAAAAAATTGCTGTATTGGAAAAGCTAACGCCGTAAAAGCGGCGAAAGTTCCGGCTGTCTCTAAAACATTCTCAGCAACACTCTTTCTGTTCTCTGTAATAAGTCCAAATAACCCGCCCTCTGCTCCGGCTTTGGCTACATTTAATCCATATCCTACAGTCCACGGATTAGCTTTGCTTGCTGTGGATAGTGTCTCTAATACCTTTGCACCTTTTGGAAAGTAACTTACTGCCTTAACGAAAGCACCCTCAATAAGAGGCTGTGCTATAGACATAGTAATTAAACTACCTACTGCCTCAGCTATCTTTTGCTGTGGAGTTGTAGGCTCTGGTAAGTCCTCTACGCTAACGTCAGACTTGTATCCTCGTAAGTAGTCAGTTGGATCCAATTCATTACCAAAAGAAAGCCCACGTCTCAAATACTCGGTAGGAGCTATACTCTCTGGATTTTTCTCAGCTAAGTATTTTGTAGTCTCCATACCTTGCATTTTAACAGTCTCAGCCTTAGTAAGAGTTGTTTGTCTCTGAGTTTCGTCTATACCTAGTTCTTTCTCTAAAAAGTTAGGTAAAACAACACGTCCGAGACGGCTCCATATTGTGTCCTCTTTTCGTGTATCCTCTTTACCTTGTGAGATAACCTCTTGTTTAGGTATCTTTGCCTCAGTCTTTTTCTGTGTATTGTCTATGTTTATTACTTCTGTATTTACCGGCACAGTTTTTTCTTGTTTTTGAGTAACGATAGGTTCCTCTTTTACTTTTTCTGGAACCTTAAAATAGTTGCTTACATTACCACTAGAAACAGCACCAGACTTTTTTTTCTTTTCGTCCTCTGTATTTGGTATATTGAAGTAATTATTTATTGACATATTTTAATATCCTCTTAATTTTTTAATTTCGGCTGCGGTTAAACCGTATCCGGAATAGTTATCGTCAGCATATAAGTAATCTGAGTATTGGGATAGAATATCAGCTTTACTTATGCTTTGAGTTGCCCCGTATTTAATAACTTGCTTTAATCCCGCAGGAGTTATAAATCCGTTACTATCTAAGACAGGGTCTCCGTTTGCTGTAGTAGTTCCGTCTGTATCTAGTATACTATTTATCGTTGCATATGCGTTAGCTTTTGTATCGGCTGTAGACTCACTACCTCCGCCACCGCTTGCTGATCCTAAGGTTATAGACTTTGTAGAAAGTGAACCGTCAGCATTTTTCATAATGACGTCAGCATATTTAGTCCCGTTTGACTCTCTTGTAGTCGTAGAAAGAATATCGGAGTCGGGATTTTTGTTTTTCAAACTATCATAAAATCCTACAGGTAAGCCAGACTGCAATTCAAGTTTTGTAATTGTAGCTTTCATATCTGAGGAAATAGTAGAAGTATCTACTCCTCCGCTTGTAATTCCGTTGTAAATTATTTGTAGGTTAGAACGTGCTGAGTCCTCAGCTTTTTCGGCGTCTGATTTTTCCTCGTCTACCATACCCTTAACAGAATTAAATAGCTGTAAGTTTTGGCTAAACTTTGAGTTATAATCCTCTACGGCTGTATCGTAGTCCATTTTTGTATATGTCATAAGGGTATTTATGACATTGTATTTTGTATTTAATTGGTTTGAGGCACTTTCTATTTGCCTTTCAATAGCTGTAAGTTCTTTACTTGCTTGTCTCTGTTCCTCTGTTTGTCTACCAGTAATAACATTAAGGGCTACAGGCTTGCCCTCCTCGTCATAATTTAAAGTATCTACAGCGTCTTGTATTTGCTGTTTCTTTTCTTTGAGAGTATTGAGACTATCCTCTAACTCTGATATTCCGTAAGACTCACGATATTTATTAAATGTATCTAAGAAGTTTATAGCCTCTGGTTTTTCTGTATCCCCAGTAATAGTCTCTTTAAAATCAGACATTAAATCCTTGTAATCACTTACAGAACTTTTAGCCTTTGGTTCGTCTGACTCTGAGGCACTAGCAAAATCGGAGTCTTGTGTTCCGTTGATAAAACTATAAGCGTCATTTTTACTTGTGATATTTGAAACGTCTTTTACCACGCTACTTTTATTTGCGTCGCTAGAAGTTGCCGGAGTCCCCGCACCTTGCAAGGCTTTTAATAATGCTGTGTTTTGTTCTCCAGTCCCCTTATAATCTACAATACCGTATTCTTTAGCTAAAGTAGAACGTGAGGAATAAGACGAGTCTTTCCCTGTGGATTTTAAATAGTCTACTACTGAGGTTTTTGTGTTGAGTGTTGCCATATATATTATTTTTTATTACTAATAATATTATCCGAAAACTCAGTATCTAAAATACCACCTTGTTTACGCATAATTTTAATGGCGATACTTGAAAGAAAAGGAACTTTTTTACGATTTTTAAAAGTTATAACCATTCTCTTTTTTAATTGAAGTTTCTCTAATAGCTTTTTTTCAGTCTCAAAATACTCCTCTAATTTATCTCTTAAATCTGGAGTTGCATTTATCTTTTTTGTTTTTTCTTTTATATTTTTTTTCATATATTTAGAACATTAACTAATAATAATTATACCATTTTTAATTTACGCTTGCACTAGTTAATACGCCGTGAGTAAAAGAAAGAGCATACCAACCAGAGTCTACCCCACCAGATACACGTCTTACATTTAAAGTAAAGTTTGAGGCATTTATAGCTGACGGAGATATTGAGTTAGAACTAAAACTTATATAATCTCCAATATCAGCCCAAGAGGTTATCGTATCTCCTCCTAGAGTAAAAGACGAGCCAGTAATTGCATAAGCATTTATATCGCTACAGTCTATATCACTACAATAAAAATCTCCCCAGTATGCACCGGCGGCACCAAGTCCAACACCATAGTTATTATATGGGACAAATACCTCATTTACCGGATCATATACTATTTTAATATCTCCGTCAGACAAGAAAGATACTGAGCCGTTATAACCACAGTCTAGGTATATTCCAGACGTGCTTTGCTCCCCTTTAATCCAATATGAACTAGAACCGGCATAAGTAGACGCCATTAAAGTTCCGCTAGAATTATAAAATCTTGCTAGAGTAGAAGTTAAAACAACCCTCTGTCCGCTAGAGGCTGTCGTTAAAGTCGTTCCTGTAATAGTAGAACCTGTAATCGTGCTAGCTGACATACTAGAGGAATATATATCTCCAATAAAATAAGCATTACCCGCACTATCTAGATAAAAGGTAGTTACACCCGCATTTCGTCCATAAATACCGCTAGCGTCTACTCTGACTCCATTTGTAGGCAATGCTTTAGCTGATAGCTGAGAATTAAGAAAACCCTTAATTATTTCTCCAGAAGTATTTAATCCATTGTAAGCATAACTAGCACCCAAGACTTCGTTAAGAGTAGTTTTTGCATAAGTTGAACCGTCGTCTATGTCGTCCAAATCTCCGGCAAGTGAGCCTAAAGTAAGAGTAACGGCGGTAACATTTCCCTCCATATCTACAGAGAAAGGAGCGTCTGCAAACTCCTCAGCACCAAGCCATATACCCTGTGAGTCAGCTCTCAAAACTTTTCCTCCATAGCCAACCTGTAAAGAACGAACGTCATTAAGATATTGAGAACCATAAAGATTATCACTACCCTCATTTAAAAGAGCAACAGCAATATCGTCATATGGGTTTATTATTTTGTCTGGACTTAAATCTATATTACTCATTTTATTTTTTAGCTATTTCCTTAGCCTTTATTATCTCTAATAATTTTGTATCTGGTTTCTTTTTATTTGTATTTAATCCCTCTCTTAATTTTTTAAGGTTTCCGTCTGCTTTAACTGAGTCTTTTTCTATGACTTTTGCACGTTTAATATCAGCCTTATTCAAAGTCTGTAAGTCAGCGACGTCCTTTTGCTCGTCGGCTGTAAGTAAGTATTTAGTTTGCTGATTATTTTTAGCCATATTTAATCTACTATTGTTTCTAATAATTCTACCTCTGGGGCATTGTTCCCGTTTGGTATTAACTCTACTTTCCCTTGAAATCTTACAGCGTCAGAAATATTAACCTCACTTGAAAACATAAGTCTTTCTGCGTCATTTTCCGCCTCTGTTATCTCACTAAAAGAAGTATCTGAGTTTATTTTTTTATATATTTTAATATCTGAGCCAGTAGGTAAACTTCTATAAGGCACATTCATTTCTTTGTAGTTATTTATCTGAGTCCTATTTACTATCATTGTCCTTGTAGCAAACCAAGCAAGAGGAGTTTTAGCAGTTAAGTCTAAAACGTCCACTCCGTATACTGTGCCGACAGTTGTATCTTTCCAAGAAACAAGAAACTGATCCGAGGAGATAGGAGTTATTGAGCCAATTTCTACGTTAGATAAATTACCAGAGCTGATATAGTTTTCTAGGTTTAAAACATAAGGATAATTTCTATTTGTTCTATTTAGAGAATAAACTCCTTGATAAGCAGGGTTTCCGCTTACATTTGAAAAACCAAAGAGAGGCATACCATTGAAATTAAAGCTCGCGTTTTCGTGAACGGTAGCCTTATTTGTGCCAGTATATACTCCTTTAACTCTTTTATATTCCTCTAACTGAGAGCCATTATAAAGATATAAGTTTCCTTTCGTTCCAACACTTACGATTATATTATTATCTGTTTCTAGAAAACAATTAACTCCCGCCTCTGGGACAGGATCAGAATAAGAAAAAGATACGCTCCAAGTATTCCAACGAGCTATCTGAGCCTCTGGAACGTTTGCCGAGACAATAGTTCCAACGAGTAAGTCTGTATTCATTTGCCCTAAACATTTAACCGTTAAGCGAGCCTCTAAGTCCAAAGCATTATTTGAGAAAGTTCCGGCGTCTACTTGTGCGACAACGTTTCCGTCCCCGATATAAAGGACGAGACTTATAATTCTCATAGGGTGGTAACTAGCATTTCCATTTAAGAAAGTAGCCCAGTTATCGTCTCTAGTAGACCAAGCCGTGCCGAGTTGCCAACGTCCGAGTCTATTCTGAGTAGCATAGTATATATACCCCTTATATTCTTTGGCTCCTAGAACGCCTACAGCACCCACAGCAGGGACTACAGTCGCCTCTAGGGAATATACTCCGGCTGACGTTCTTTTCCATACCTTGCCGTTTGTAGAGCCAAATAAGTAGGTATTACCGTCAGAGCAAGGAACTGAGGCTTTTACGAAGTCGTCTACAGTTGTCCCGCTTTCTTTAGTTAATTTTTGGTTAACCTTAATAAGTCCGGACTCACTATGTATATCAAGTCCTACAGCCTCAGCCACAGAATTAGCATTACCGACATATGAGCTATCTGCAATTCCACCTTGATTAAGATTATTTATTATAATTCTAGCCATATATTTTATATTTAGGAATTAGTTTTGCGTGTTTACGACTATTACATAATTTGCATAAAGGTTGTATATTCTCTATGTTATCAGAACCTCCTTTAGATAATGGTATGATATGATCCTGTGTAAGTTTTATATCTGGCTCATTTCTATGACAGCAAGGGCAAGTCCAGTTATACTGAGCTTTTAGATTTTCCCAGTCAAAATATGAGTGTGAACCTACCGCTTGTTTTTTTATAATTTTATATTTTCTTTTATAAAAATTAAGGTAAGATTTTTGTTTTGTAATTCCTCCTTTAAAATTATGAGGAATATTCCCTTTTTTAAAATGGGTTCTACCTGTATTTGTTTTTTCCTTTAATCCTTTATTCCAAGGTATATGTCCTGTTTTTTTACCTTTTTTAGCTTTTGATATTTTATCTCCCCAAGTATTTTTTCTACCCTTAAACATATGACCTCTGGTTGTAGATAAAATAGAAAGAGCCGGATCTCCTTTTATAAACTGTCCTTTACTATTTCTATTAACTTTTATATCTTTTAAAGCCATATTTATTTATCATTCATTACTTTTAATAAATCTACATACTGCTCTTGTAGTCTTGTATCCTCCTCTTTTAATTCTAATATCTCCCTCTGCATATTTTCTATATGGGTAAAGTGGTTCTCTTTAATAAGAGCAACGTCCTGCTTTATCTGGTAGTATGGTGCAACGACGCCTAAAACTATAGTAATTATAGCGATAATGAACTTAACCTCTGAGGTTAATACTTGCTTTATAATATTTGTATTTTTTATGTCGTTTTCCATAATTTAATTTTTTGGTTTTTTATTCCAAGTATCACTTGATTTTGGCTTTGTATTCCAAGTATCTAAAGTTCTGGCGACCTTACTCCACATATTTGTTACAACTCCATTAAGACTAATAATAATATTCACAAACAAACTAACTACTTCATTAAACATTTTTCCAATTACTCTAATGATAAAGTCTGTGATCGTAATTATTTCAGTCAAAATCTTTCCGGATATTTTTATTAAGAAGTCTGTGAGTGTAAGAGTTTCTAGAGTTAATACTCTGATTATAACCTTAAAAATTAAATCGGAAAAGGTAATAACCTCGCTCAAAACTTTATTTGAGATTTTAAGAAGTGAGTCTGTATGCGTTACTATTTCTGTAAGAGTTTTATAACTTGATTTTATTTTTGTAATTGTATCTGTAAGTATTACGTTTTCGGTAAATAGTCTCTGTTCTATTCTAGTAATTGTATCTGTAAAATTAACTATTTCTAGCAAGTCTTTTGAACGTAATTTTATTATTGAGTCAGTAAAAGTAATTACTTCGGAGAATATCCTAGTAGCATTTTTTATAAATGTAGCTGTTAAAGATACAACCTCAGACAATACCCTTTGAGGTATTTTAATGACTGTATCTGTTAGAGTTACTATTTCGGATATTATTTTGCTTGTAACTAATCTTGTATCTATATCGTCAGTAATACTACTAATTTCACTAAATATCCTATTCGCAATACGGATCATTAAACTTGTTAAAGTTATCATTTCTAACAATATTCTATTAGGTATTTTTATAAGTGTTGCTGTTAAAGTTATTGTTTGAGAAAACAACCTATTTATATTCTTAAATAGTGAACTGGTTAAAGTAACAATTTCCGATAGTATTTTATTCCCTAATTTTATTAGTGTATCAGTTAAAGCCACTGTCTCCATATAAACTAAAACTTTAGTAAGAGCTTTTGTAAAATTATCAGTGAGAGTTAAAGTCTCTGTTTGTGTTTGTGTGTAATCATTAGAAAAAGAAAAATCCGCTACGTTTCCAGTTGGAACCGTATACGCTGACATATCCTCAAAGTTTACTGCGTTCCCTGCTGGAGGTGTGTAAGCCATAGTGATTTTTAGTTAACTAATAATAATTATGTTGTTGGGACGACTCCCCACAATGATTTTGCATTGAACTTGTTAGAACTTCCGTCGGTATATTCTATTACAACGTGATAGGTTTCTCCAGCAATAACATAGTCTCCGGATCCATAATCTCCGGAAAAACTATAGTTACCGTTTGCGTCTGTAGTTTTAGAGGCTAGACAGCCCATATCTTTATGGAATAATCTAACAGTTGCACCGGCTAAGTTTGCTCCTCCTTTTTTAACATTACCGGCTATTGTGGCTACAACTGGAGCATTAAGGGCTACTGCAAAAGCGTGTTTGGTTTCGTCTGATCTATTTGTTACCGTATCCATATCTCCTGTTGCCCCAGAACCAGTCCAGAAAGTGTGATAAATACGCGGCCAGAAATAACCCATTTCTCTATTTATATGAGAGTAATCAAGAGTCCAAGTAGTAGGAGCTGTAGGGTCAGTAAAAGAATAACTTGTATAGGTAGACTCGCTCCATAAGACAAATAAAAGTAAATTAAGATTTGCTGCTGTGGTTGTCATTGAGGCTGCTCTAATTGTTCCATTATCTGTATAGTATAAGGTGTTAGAAGTAACATTAACAGGGTTTGCAGGATTAAAACCACCTCTAAATGAGGATAGAGTAACCATAAAAGTATCGGCTCCCGCCATAGTCCAAGTATAAGTGTCTGGCTCTGCGTTAGTAGCAATTTTATAAAATAGTTCTACAGAGCCGGGGTCTCCATTTCTAGTATTATATGCGTGTCTAGTCCAACCACTAGGAGCTGAGGATATGTATGCTCCATTAGCATTAGTATTAAAAACATAAGCCCATATAATATCTTTATATTGAGTTCCTGCCGGTTTTTTTACAGTAACCGAAGTTCCTGACGTTACATTACCCGTTTGTGTATTTAAATGTATCATAGTGTTTTAATTTATTTACTAATAATGTTTAATTAAATCCCTTATTCCAGTTATTAGGATTTACCTAATAACTGAGTAAACGATCAATTAGGCTGCTTTTATTTTCCAAGTTATCTGTAGACTATCGCCACTTACGACGTTAATCGCTGAGAAAACCTGTCGGCAAAGCAATGATCCAGAACTAGAGGCGTTTAAGACTCCAGACTCGGTAACTGCTTTTGTTCCGGTTACTGTAAATGTAACTACCATTTGAGCGGTATCATTTGTTACAGTTGTAGTAACTAGAGATACAGAGGCAGAGGCTCTTTCAAGTCCACTATCTGTTATCTCTGTTTCAAGGGCTGTGTTAGCCACGTTAGCGGCGGTTGTTCCTGTTCCTACCGCGATATAAGTCGCAGCCGCAGGGGAACCAGAGCCGTTAATTCGTCCGGCAACTAGAGCAAATCCCGCGTTTGTCATAAGGTTTGCAACTACAGCCTTGTCGCTCCAATGCCCTAATAGAGAGCTAAATACTCCTAATTTTTGATAAGCATAAGGAGACAAAATACCTCTTTTCATAGCAAGCGTGTATAACGCATTTTGCTGAAAGAGTTTTTTTGCTTTCCCGAACTTATCTACAATGGAATACTCAACGTTTTCTATAAGAGAATACTGAGCTTTTTTTGTTTTTTCTAATGTAGGCATTTTATTACAATGATTAAACTAATAATATCTATTCTACTTCTGGAGCGGATATTTCTATCCCTTTTAAACTCTCGGCTGTGGCGTCAGCTTTCGCATTTAATTCCATAATAGCTTTAGATTTTTCGCCTATCTCTAGGTCGCTCTTGTAGGTCTCTAACATTTTTTCAATGTCAGCTACAATTTCGTCCTCAGACGTATCCGCCTTATAGGCATATTTGCGGGTATCTACAACCTTGCCTTTCTCGTTTAGTATCTCTACTTCAACGTCTAAAAAGGGTTCCTGCGTAGACTGATATACGTCTCTCTTTACCTCCTTGATTTTTGCTGTGAACATATATTTTTTACAGGTCTTGCCCGTTGTTATAACAGTCGGGCATACTTGCTGTTATGCTCCTATTGAGGTCTTGCCCCTTTAGAGCGTTAATTGCTAATTGTAGGTCTTGGTCTACTCTTGCCTCTTGTTCTGTCAGAGGTATAGGTTTCTCTTTTGAGTTTTTATATTTAACAATAACTTTCGTAGCCCAACATAAATGGACTTGGCGAGGTAATGCAGTTGCTATATTACTTATTGGAACTGACATATCAGTTGTCCCCGCTAAAGACGCGAGGTCAGCCGGATAAGCCATAGCCCATAGTTCCATACCGTCAGTAACGTCTATAATGGCGTTATCGGAGTATATCTCTATAGAACTTCCGTAAATATCAAACTGTGGTTCTCTACCCTGCCAGTTAGCTAATATTTCCGTTTCGTTAGTAGGTTTCTTGTAAGTGTTTACGTCAAATTGAGTAAGCATTTTCCAAGTAGAACCGTCTAATTTAGCCTGTAAATACTTCATTGTATTAAGTATGTCAGACGGGAAAGAATAACTACGCTTGCCAGCCTCTAGATTACGATAAAACTTCATACCGAAATAATCCTCGTTAGCCTTAGTGATTTCCTTAGCTATATCGTCTTTAATGATATTCGCATATAGTAAAATCTTTGCGTCTGGAAACGTGGTTGTATTTGTTTTGGTTTGATCTCTTATATAACTAGCAAATTGTGCGGGTGTCATTGTTTTGTAAGCCCTCGTTCTACCCCTTGCGGGGTAGATAGAAAGCGATTAACTATTAAAGAGCTAAACAGTTAACATTAAATGTTCCAACTGTGTTTACGTAAACAGCGTTAGGAGCAACTGTAGCGTCGTCTAGGTCTGTAGTAGCACCTACGAAGTTACCTGTTCCTGTAGGATTAACGATAACAAATCCTACTACTGCCTCGTTAGCAGGCACAGCAGGGAATACGACGGCTCCTATTGTAGCTCCCTCTGTTCCCATTTTTGCTGTAACTGTTCCGTCTGCCTTGATAGACAAAACGAAAACGTTAAACTTAGCGTTAGTAACTGTTCCGGCAATGGCAATTTCTGCCGTTGTCTTTTTTACAATAACTCCGCTTAGCAACGCATAAATAGTGTTTGCTATTTTAACTGCCTTTTTTGAGGAGGAGCCAATAGCTAAACCACCACTATTTAAGAGTTGGTCTACGACAGCGTCTTGCAATTTTCCGAGAGCTGTTCGCATTGCTGCGTCAGTTAGTCCCCCGTTTGATTTTGATATTGTTTTAGCCATATCTTTATTAAGTGATTAAGAAACGTTTGTAATTTTAACTAAGTCTATCGTGTGCGTCGTCGTTAAAGTCAAGTCTGAACTCAGAACCTGCCTCAGCTTGAACGCGATAAGTCTCAGCTAACAATTTGGCTATAGACTGAGGAATAATACACATTCTGCCCTTAGGAACGGTTACTTTGTATCCGTTAATGAAACAGTCGTGCGTTGCTCCTGCTTTTTCTCCGTCTGCTAGAGGGATCATAAAATTAACTTGTGTCTCTTTTGAGAGAGCTATACGAGTCATTTCTATATCAGACTTTAATCCCATTTCGGCGTTTGTGCTTACTCTAGGAGCTGTCTTTTCCTCTTTCTTAGGAGTTTCTATAACTTCCTTTTCCGCTACCTTGTCCTCAGAGATTTCGGTATTAACTAATTTCTCTGGGGCTTTGGCTTTGGTAGCTACTCCCTCTCCGGCTAGGAGAGGGTTAGCTTTTTTGTCTTTTTTTTCTACCTTTGGCATATATTTTTATATTGGCTTTTATATTTATAGCCGACTAGCTATAAACGTTTGGATTTCTAATTAAGCACTAACAGCGTGTTCTAGGCGAACCAAGAAAGCGTCGTTAAGGATTTTAGCTACGAAAGTAGCTTTCCAACCAGAAGTTGCTCTTTGGTCTAGAGGGTCGGCGGAACCTGCTGAGCCTAAAGGCTTAACAATGTTCTTTAATGCCTCTCCACTAATTCTAGTTGTTCCGTAAGCGTCTGAACCAAAGATAAGGGTGCAGTAAACGTCTATTCCATTTGCTCCTGCTCCTGCTTTAACTTTAGCGTTTGTAGACTCTACAAAACGAACTTCGTCTAACTTACCGACTTCTCCCTCCATAACTCCACTTGTTGAACTGTATTTTTCAATAGGAGTCCAACCGTCAGAGATAAGAGCCTTTAAGTCATAAGTTGTATTTGGGTGAACCAAGCCAACGTATGAGGCATTAAGAGGTGTTGTGCTGTAACCAGTTGTAGCGTTTACCATTGCAGTAATTCTACGTGCCTTATTGTTTTTCAATAGGCGGACTGATTTCTTGATAAGTGTTGCTGTTATCAATTCTCCTACCGCTACTTGAACGGTATCGGTGTGTCCTGTTCCTGCGTAATATACGTTAGTTCCGGCTGCGATAATATCACGAGTGAGTTGATCTAGAGTGTCGCCTGCTTGGTCTCCCAAGATTTCGGCTGCCTCCATAAGAACTGCGTCTTGTGAGGAGAAGTCTAATACGTCAGTTACAGTAATGTAAGCTCCATATTGAGCTACAGTAGCTGTAATATCTGTAATAGATAGGTTTGAACCTACTGGGGTAATTCCCTCTGATAATGGTGTTGTGGCGGCTGTTAAGTTACCATAACGGCGGAACTTAATTACCATTGTTCCTGCTTTACGTGGAATGTCTCTAACTTGTGCCCAGCGATTGTGAACAAATAACGGAACTGCTCTAAAGAGTAAAGTTCTGTCATAAAAATTATTCACTTCTGCGGGAATAATACTTGTGTCAGTCATTTTTTTATAAGGGGCTTTCGCCCGATTAACTTACTAATAATTTTTCAATAATAAACATTAGTCTCTTGGTGTGGAACGAATACGAGCTTGCTCTGCCGTAAACTCCTCTGGTGTCATACTCCATATGTCCTTAGAACCACCGGCATTATTGCGATTATTACCGCCTCCTGCTGTGGTATCTTTAGCCTCCTTAGTAGCTTTACGCTCCTTTTCGGCTCCGATTTTCATTAAGTCCTTACCCGCGACTTCGTAGAATAGACTCTCTATAGGTATATTCTTACGTAGTTCGTGTTGTGCGAACTTACGAACCTTACCGGCATACTTTTCAAACTCCGGATTAACTTTAAGGAAAGAGTTAATTTCGTTCTCGTCCTCCTCAGCTATCTGCTTATCAATTAAAGGTTTTAACTTTCTATCTACGACTTTAGCAATAAGGTTTTCGTCCTCGGGGTCTATTTCGTCCCCGTCGTCGTCCTTATCGTTATTGCCTTTATTAGCTTTATCGGCTAGTTTCGCAATTTTATTATTCTTGCGTTCTAGTATAAAGTCTATGTTACGCTTACGAGTCTTTGGCTCCTCGTCCTCGTCGGGGTTGGTTTTGTCTTTCTTATCGTCAGACTTATCCTTATCGCCGTCTCCGTCTCCGGATCCGTCGTCTTTTTCGCCTTTATCGTCGGCTCCGTCGGCACCCTCGCCGTCGTTATCTACGTTGCTGTTTTGAGAGTCAGCACCCTCTTGCTCGGTGTCTATGTCATTGTTGACGTCAGCACCGGAATTGTTTGTATTATCCTCCATAATTTTTTAAAGCCCTCGCATATATAGAAAATGGGTAAAACTATATCTACGGACAGCTTAGATTAAGGTAGTTCGTGCTACCTAGAGCTTATTAGGCTCTGACGGAGTGGCTTTATATGTTTGCCAAAGGTATCGCCAAAGCCCTTTGCATACAAAACCAACCCCTCAGAACCTAATAAACTTATTTAATTTTTAATGAACTTTACTTTTCTCCGTTATCGTATGGGTCTAAATCCTCGTGTTCTACATTCTCCTTTCGTAATTGCTTAATGTAGTATTCTGGTTTTTCCAATAACTCTTTTAAATATCCGTGCTTATCTCTCAAACTATCTACTTCTACTTCAGACAATACTTTACCGTCGGCAGTTTTCTCAATTATTTGCTGAGCTAAAACTTTTTTGTTAGCCTCTAGTATCTGACACATAAATTGCCAACCGGCATTTTGTCTCAAACTATCTAAAGCGGTCAATATTCTTGCGTTCTCTTTATCATTTGAAAAAGATAAATCAAACTTAGGTGTCTTAGGTAGTTTAACTATTATTGTTTTTGTGGGTTTTTTACTCATATATTGCCTATAGAATTATTATTAACTTGCATTTGAGGTAAGCCTCTTTCTCCCATACCTGCCCCCTGTGTAGGATTTGCTACGCTAGGAGTCTTAGGGAATAACTCGGGTCTCATTTTCTTTAATAACATTGCTTTCTTGTGAGCGTTGATATGAGCGTATTTAGCCGGTGTATCTGATAGCTTATTGTGTATTTCCATATGGATAACGTGGTCGTCCGTAGGTAATACTTCTACTATCTTATTAGCCTCTAATTGCTCGTTCTCGTCCTCTGCGTCTAGCTCGTCTATTGTAGGAGGTAGCATTTGGTTTATAACGTCTTTCTTAATTCCGGATAGTCTACCAAGATATTTAAGAGCAAAGCGTAAGTTTGCATTTGGATCAAGAGCTATCTTTTGAACGAAAGCATTAGCTATCTGTAGCTCGTTATATCTCTTTGCCTCACTTATAACCTTACTTTCTATCTTAATATCTGGGTCTACCGTAGCGACGATATTCTCTTGTCTCAAAGGTCTAAACTTTGTTCCCAAAGCACCTTTAATACGTATCATTTTCTCGTCTATATCTTTAACAAAGTATGTCTTATACAAGAAATACCATTGTTGCCAAAATCTCTTTTCACTCCAACCAAATATCTTAGCTGATAGAGAGTAACGAGTATCTACTTTCTTATCAATTAAGTTAAGCTCTGTAGCTGTTCTCTTTTCTTGTGAGTTAGCTCCTTGCTGTATGTCTGGTGTCGCTGTAGCCTTTTGAGCGGCAGTATCAAGTGTATTTAGGATAAATGATACGTCTTGCTTAATATTGGATCGTGGGACTTCTGCTATCGTTCCTGTAGGGTTTCCGTCCACGCCTATAAACTTATTCATTTCAAAGTTTAACTCAGCCTTATTTTTGATTTTATTTGTATCAAACAAATAACTAGGATATAGCCCTGCCTCTGCTACCTTTAATCCTAAGTTAGTTAGTTTTGCTCTAGCTCTCTGCTTATCCTCTGTTAGGTCTGGGATAGATACGCCGTCCCAGTCGTGAGATATAGGATACAAAGCTCTATCAATAATAGGAATATTTTTACCTTTAATCTCTGTATATCTAACAACCTTTTTTCTATTACTTGCTAGAGTTAACAAAACAAACTTTCCGTTTATTTTTGTTATCCATTCAAGTAATAAATAAGTTTCGTTGTCTCCTGTAAGAGAAGTATTTATATTTCTTATATCAGAAAAGCCTTGTGCTTGCTGTCTTAATTCTCTATTGCGGTCTACTAGAGAAGTGATACTAGAACTATCCGGCTTTAAATCCTCATAGTCAAAATAGACTCCTGCCTCTCTCATATCTGACTTACTGAGTCTTATTTCACGTCCTATAAAACGAGACGAACCTCTACCTTTTCTGTCTCCGTTTACTGACGACGCGTTAGGGTCTCTCAATGTAGTCATTGGATCCCATACTTCCGGAATAGGACATTTCATTTCTCGGTTAAACTCCATAAGCATACAAAGCCCTCTACCGAAAAATGTAGTATCCCAGTCCCACTCATAGTCAATTACGTCTTTCTCCATTTCGTCGTAGTCGTATTCAGCTAGACTATCTAGGTTCTCAGCTACTTCTACGTCTCCCTCCTCTCTAGGATCAAAGGAAACGCTTAATCTATCGTCGTATAAAGACGCTAGTATTGTTTGGTGTATAGTAAATAGCAATGGGTCTCCAACTGCGGACTTATCTCTTTTCTGGTTATTATAGAGTTTCAAACGTAAAGCCCACTCGTCCCACTTAGGTTTCATAAACATATAGGACAGCTTATACTCGTCCTCTACTTGTTTAATAGCCTCAGAGTAGTCCTTTACAGCCTCAGTCTCAGAAGTAGGAGCCTTTGCAGGTTCCGCCTTTATAACTTTTACTCCTTTTTTAGTTTTTGATAATTTAGGCATAATATTTAATTATTTACTATTAGAACGCTTATTAGCATATTCGGTTTCGTAGTCCTCCTCCTCTGGTTCCTCTACTCCTACCTTTAATATTTTAAATGTAGCTCTTATCTTATTCTTGTCCTTAGAGTTATCTCCTTGCCACTCACTACCTTGTCTCATTGAGGTTTGCTCTACTTCCATAATAAGGGTGTATTTCTCTCCGACTTTCCAGTCTTTTAAATCTGGTAAATCCTCGTCGTCTAATTGGAAAGTAGGGTATATCTTTTCCTTACTCATTTCCTTAAAACTCTTTTGTGTCTCTGGTATAACTTTGTTTAATTTTTCTGCCATATAGTTTATCTATTTGCACTACTACGCATAGTCGCATAGTCAGCCTCATAGCTCTTAGGATTATTCTTGACCTTTTTTGCAATTTGTATTCTTTTGTTTTTTTGCTCTTGTTCTACTTTATAAACAGCAACGTTAGCCCTAGCACGAAAAAGAGGATCGCGGTAATCTCCCCCGTCCTCTGTGCCTTTAGCTTGATTAACTAATTTAATATCATTTGTAATAGCATTGCTTTTGGCAATTTCTTTTTTAGCTTTACTCCTAGCAGGATAGCTCATAGCGTCGCTTGCTACGTCTATTACCTTATTCTTAACCTTTTTAATTATATTTTTTATCGCCATAACTTTTTATGTTAATTTGTAAAGTTGGCGATATTTAATTTAAACGTTAATTTATAATACTATTTTGCATTTAAAACTGTTTCTATTGTTGTTTGAGCCATTGCTAGCATATACTGAGTTATGTCGCTTACCTGCTTTGATGTATATGGTTTTCCTAGTATTCTTTGTAGCGGTTTCTTTCTTGCTATAATAAAAGCTGTATAAAGTTCTCCGTTAATGATAGCGAAGTATTCCCAAACTTCCCCGTTATTTCTAACGTAAATCTTGCAACCGTTATACTCAATTTGTTTTTTTAATACGCTATTTTTCATTACGCATATTATACCATATACTAAAAAAGAAATACACAATAGCTATTCCTGTGGATAACAAAGTTGTATAATAAAACTGAACGACTAAAACGATACTCTTATGAAAACAAAAAAGAGAGTGAGACATCACATTAAAAATCGTTGTAACGGCGGGAGATCAACGCCCGAGAACTTGCTCCTTATTGACGAGAGAAAAGAGAGAATGATACACGAGATTTTTGGAGATAGAGACTTCTACGAAATTATCTTGTTTATCCTCAGACTTTCTAAAATGAAACACTTTGAACTCGTTAATCGCAGAATTAAGAGCTTATATAAGTTCCTTAATTAAAAACTAGAATAGCCCTATCTTTTAGGGCTTTTTCTTTCTCTCGCCCACTTAGGCAACCAATAACCATTTACGGTCTTTCGCCTAACGTGTCCTCTTATATTTTTTCTTTTGTAATTAGCCATTTGGCTACTGGAGGCATTACTGTATCTCCACTCCACCATTAGGAGTAAGTGAGCTAGCCAAGCCTTACACTTTTGATACTGGCAGGATTTGAACCTGCAAAACCGAAGTTATGGGTGGACTAAGCCATATCCCACGCGGTTACCGTTTCGCCACAGTATCATTTCCCCCGACTTAGTTTTGAAACAAAACTGAGTCATTGAGACTCGCGGGGGTAATTCGTTTTAACAACGTAATTTAATTATACTACTTCACTTTTAAAAATCAAAATCTTTGTCCCCTTAATACTATTACACGAACCACATAAAGGCTGTATATTTTCTATGTTATTACTTCCTCCCTTTATAACTGGGATAATATGGTCTATTGTTAGCTTAATTTCCGGTTCTTTTCTATGACAACAAGGACAAGTCCAGTTATATTGAGCTTTAAGATTTTCCCAGTCTCTCACAGTAAAAGAACCTCCTACTTGCTCTATTCTTGCTCTCCTAATTTGTCTATGGATAGCTTTATATTCTTTACTACGAGATAAGCCATTTAAACTACCTTTGCCTTTATGAGACTCACTTAATTTCTTTCTATGTTCGTCAGATAATTTTTTACCTAACCAGTATTTAGTTTTCCTTTCTTTATTTTTAATAGCTATTTTTTCTATCCATTCTTTAGAAAAAGCAGGTCTTTTCTTACCTTTCAATTTTAAACTCTTTTTAAGTCTAGTTTCCAAACTAGGACTATTATGTTTATATATTCCTTTAGGCATAGGGGTCTAAATTAGGAGCTGACGACGGAGTAAACTTTGTTACAGGGACGAAACGCGGTTCGTTGTATAGACATCTACCTAGATTTTCTATTTGGTGGTCGTCCTTATCCACGGGTTTAGGATTAGGGTCGTGTAAGTCTGCACTCTTTCCGGTGTATTCCTGCCAACGATAATGCTCCATTTCAAAGATAGTCCTCTTACAGTTTGAAAAGATATAAAGCTCTGGGGCTTTCTGCATATATCCGTTTATCTCTACATATTTCAAAGCACTTTCAATACGTCTATCAGCCATTGCACGAGCTTTTGTAGCCGGTAAATATGTTAATCCTAACTCTGCTAGCTTATCTCCTAGACACTTACCGTCCTCATTGTGCTGATTATTAACCCACAATGACGGGTCAGCCATACGCCTTATTATTCTATACTGACTAGCTTTATTCTTAATCCTACTAGCCAAGTCTGACTCACTATTTACTTTGATAAATAATTCGTCTACAACATATTTAGTATTATTCTTGTCTACAGCTACCCACATTATAGCGTCTGGGTTTCTAGGGTGTGGATCCAAGAACTCATATACACAAAAGTCTTTAGGGTTTATATCAAACGGCTCTATGACGTGTATTCTCGGTGTAAACTGTTTAAAGACTAAGCCGGCTAAGTGTTGGAACTTACCATAAATACGAGCTTGTTTTTCGTCCTCAGAATACTCCGCTACCATTTGCATAATATGATCGTGTTTTAAGTGTCCTCTAACTCCGTGTTCTTTACAGGCGGACTCAATATCAGCCTCTACATATCCCACCTTACGCTCATATTTCATTGTAGCTCCGTTTTCTTGACTGGTAAGCTCTATCTCTACAGTTCCTTTAGCAAAAGCGTCGTAAAGATAAGCACTACCTCCGAGAGGAGTAGCACCTATAATAATTATTCCACCTGTTCTCATACGTGAAATAGTAGCCTTTAAGATAGCTTGTGGAGGTGGTTCGTCAAACCAAGCCCAACCGAGCGTTACTCCCTCAAACTCCATAGCGTCCTGCTCGTATGTCATTATGTCAAACTCCCACCCTGTATCAGTAGTCCAGATACTCTCAAACTTCTTATTTCCTTTATTTGTTTTATATCTACCACGAGGGAACCACGTTTTCATTTCTGGGATAATGTTCTTTTCTACGTTTGTAGGAGTAGAAACAATACGCCCGCGTTTCTTAAATGGAAAGTTTTTAAATAGTTCTCCGTTAAAGTATTCATTCTCTCCGGTATTCCAGAATAAGTGAGCTAGTATGTTAGAGCAAGTCGCAGTCTTTCCGACTCCGTTAGCAGCCGAGTATAAGACGATAAAGTTCTCTCCGCTCGCGAAAGCGTCTATAAAGTCCTCGCCCTTACCAGACGGCTCATAATAGCGATATTGCTCCTCTGAGAGCCTCCTAGCTTGTTCTAGGAGTATTTCTCGGGGTGTATATCCCTCTATGTCTTTATTCTTTTGTATCGGTTTCTTTGTCATTTTTTAATAATTCGGGGTTCTCGTAGATATTCCCCTTTTTAATAACGTCTACTACTTGAAACTGTGTTTGATTTTCGTATGGTGTCTTAATGTTTATTGTAAAACTTCCTATATCAGCACGCCATACAACGACTCCGCTATCCTTAATTAAGCCGTATGACGTCTGTATTCCACACTCTACGAAGTCTCCCTCGTATAACCATTCCTTATTTATATCCTGCATTGAGGTTTTTAACATTACCGGATCCGTAGCGTCTAATTCTGGGTATGCTCTATCGTCTACAGGTAAACCAAAGACAGCGTCTCCTCTAGCCTGTAATGGCTTAAAGTAGTGCATTGTTTTTGTTCTTTTGTTAAATACTCTGGTTTCTATTTTCATATGTTTATTTATTACCTCCGTAATTTAAGCCTATAACTTTTAGCTCTTTGCCTAGTAACTCTTTTTTAAGATATTCAATAAAGTTATCTCTTATCGTTTCGTCTTTAACGATATAAGCGATAGTGATATGAGGTTTATAATCTGGAAATGTTTGTATGTTAGGCAAGAGAGTCATTTTATTATGAGCCTCAATTAAATCGTCTGTCTTTTCTATCTTAGCCACAATGCAATAATAAGGCTCGTCCTCATATGGACTATCAAAGAAACTTACCTCGCTTATTTTAACTGTAGAGATATTTGTATCTTTTAATAATTTCTCAATATGAGTTTTAAAACAGCCTGCCTCTTGTAGAAAGCCATAGAATAAAGTTAAGTGTGGTGTCTTATCAGCCACATATCCGTCTATCCAAAATCTCTCTTTATTTTTAGCATAGTAAGCGGGGAAACTTGGAGAGATAATACCTGTGCCGTCGTCCATTCCTAAAGCATAAGATATATTTATAGGCTCAGTATCTAACATTAAACAACCTAAATTAGATAGGTTATATCCTAACATTTCGTATATCTCTTTATAGTCGTGAGCTTTTACTTCTTTTTTATTTCCCATAATACATATTCTTAGCCTTAGCGTGATCTGTCTCGTGTTGAAAGATATGAGACTTTAATCCCTCTACGACTTCTGTCTTAGTTGATAAATACCAAACACCCAATATCTTTTTAGGTATCTGATAACGCACAGTAACGCGATAAAATCGCTCCATATTCTTTTTAGTTCTATTCCTAAAGCTCATACAAGCCTCTGGGACAAATATACCGTTCCTCTCCACAGTCTCTTTAATCTCTATCTTAGGAGTTACCTTGCCGTCTTTACCTCTCACTATCCTACGCATAGGCTTATTAACTGTAATCTTTTCGGGTGTATCTATAACCTCAGCATTTACGATAATCTGAGACGGAAAGAAATAGTTTTTAGAAGTATTACGTCCCTCTTTCTTTTTCTTATCTCCGACTAAATCTTTACTAACAATAAAGAAATGATAAGGGTTTGCCTCTACTTGGCAATGAGAGACTGCGTATGCTGTCGTATAAGGCTCCTCAAACTTACCGTTGTTATCATTGAGCCACTTAACCATATCAAAGACAGTATCTTTTATCTCACTAAAACGACGAACAGGAGCAGAGACTTTATATATTCCCTCCTCCTTTGTATGATCCCATTTGGCGATAGTAAACATAATTATTTATTATTTAATTTTTCTAATCCTGCGACCTTAGAACCTTTTTTAACTTTCTTTTCTAATTCTTGATACTTAGGGTTAAAGAGTATGCTAAAGTTCTCAGCTTTAGGCTCTATCTCTACCCATTTAGATACTATTTCGTAGGTTATAACCTCGTCTTTGCCTACTTCCTCTCCATTTAGCTTAGTTAAATACTCTCCTGCAAGCTCTGTATCGTCAAATAGAACTATCTCTGAGCGATAGTTAACGTCTCTACCTCCCTTTTTCTTAGAGTAGTTTTTTATAATAGTAAAAACTTTATATTGTGTTACTTTCCTCGTTTCCTTTGCCATTTGATTTTAGGTTATTGTTTATAATGTTTGCTACTCCACGACGTAGGAGAGCCACAGGTTTAATAATAAAGTCTGCTATATCCCACATAATACTTTCTAAATCCATTAAGCGATACATAATGAAGTAGAGTATTTTTAGTTTAATTGGCGATTTTTCCATAAATATATTATATCACTTTTAATCTTGTTTAGTAAACTTACGCGTCTGCTTTTTTATAATCTCAGCTAGTTCCTCGTCAGTCATTGCACTTAGTCCTTTTCTTATCTCTAAGACTTCTGGGGACATTTTACCTCTAATCTTATATGCAAGTTCTAGAGCTTTGTTTCTACTGACATTATCGGGAGCAAAATAGTAAGCGTGAGTCCCTGCTATCCCGTGTATTATCTTTTTAGGAACACAGCCGACACTCTCTATCAATTCGTAAATATCCTCGTCTTTAATATCTGGATTAAAAAGCATATAGTCCAACTTCTTAGCAACGACTAAATCGTTATGAGTTTCTAGGAGTAAAGAGTCGTCTAAAAAGTATTCCATTTTATCCTGCCAACTCTTAGTCTTTAAGATATTCCCACTCTTAGAATAGTTAGGAGAGTATCCTGTATCCTCCATAGCTTTTTTAATATTCAATTTCCCACTTTTACCAACATTTTTTTTAATGTTATTTAAAACCATATTATGCTTTAAAGCCACAGCTCCATACTTCTTATTGCTTTTCTTTTTCTTAATAGGTTCTCCGTCCTCTTGATCCGCGTCTGCCTTATCACTCTTACGTGCATACTTAGTTAAGAGACTCTTGTTTGAGACTTCTACTATATCTATTTTGTTTTTATCTTTTTTATTTTGTTTTATAGCTTTCATACTTCTAACAGTATATCATATAACACAATAGAAGTTTATATCGTCTAGGTGTTGATAACTAAAAATAGCCTAGAGAGACATTGTAGTTCTCAGTAGGCTATTTCTCGGCTAGGGTTTTGGTAGTTTATTGTCCCTTATGCTAACGCGTCGGGTTTACGCCTTTCGGCAGGCTTGTATCAATGCTCTATCACATTGACCTCTTGCCCCACGGCTCACGCGTCTATAGCACACCGGCGATTATAACAAAATTGTTATACTTGTGTGCCTGCGAGGAGAGAAAGAAAAGAGACTCAAACCCTCTTTCGCTGTCTAAGCTCATAACCTAGACTCCTGCTATCTCTCTCCCCTAGTAGGCACACAATCTTTATTATTTCTTTTTTGCAGGAATACCTGTTTTTACTTTTTTAGGACAGTATTCGTATGCCTCAAAATCTTTAATCATTTGGCTAACTCCCTCAGAGAGCTTAGTAATTGTATCTTTTTTAAACTCTATTTTGTATTCTCTTACAATTTTATCCTCTGCTTTATAACCGTATACTTGTGCCTCAACACGTTCGTCCATTGTAGGCTCTTTGATTTTCTTTTCAAAAGTAACATATACACCGATAAAATCTAATAGGAGATTAAGATCACGTCTCAATTCTGAAACTTCTCCCTCCAACTGCTTTATTCTTTCAATTTTACTCATATTTTTAAATAAATTAACTTTATAATTACCGACTTATTTTATATCCTCTATCTAGTAATAAATCTATTACCCCTTGCTTTGTCAGACCGTTATATTCCTCAGTCTCTCTGTTATAAAAATCTACTCTCTTGTCTTTTTGATATATCCCCCATATAGGCAGATTTGATATTTTCTCACTCTTTATTTTTATTGGTATATTTTTATCCATAAAAATTATTTTCCAAAAACATTAAGAACCTTTGTAATAACCTCACAAACTGTCTTACCAGAGAAAACAAAGCTACAACCGTTTCTTTTCATTATTCCGGTATATGTCCCGTTTAAATTAGTGATTAACATAAACATTGATTATAAGTTAGTAATACGGTAATTCCGACTATTACCGCTATCCCCAGTAGAATAAGTAAGACTGTTCCCTCAGTCTCCATATCCTTTAATATTTTTCTTTCTAAATCGTCATTCATTTTATTTTATAGTTTTATTTGTGGAGCGACCTAAATACTGTTTCCACGTTATTTTTAAGTTTCTTTCTTTAAGCGAGGCAATGCAAACGTGATAAGGAAAGTTAGCGGAGCAGGTATGTATACCGCAAGTCTCACACCTCTTATCCTCTTTACACTTTTCGCTATGCCATTGGTTTAAACAGCCTTTCATAAATTATTCTTGATTATCGTAATCGTCGTCCTCACGGCGGGAGCAGTCCGGACAAGGAGCTGATCCGATAGGAGCCTCTATAGGTTCGTTGGCGTAAACTCTCTCCATTGTTGTAATTTCCCCAGTTCCTCCGCAAGTTTCGCAAACTTCCTCCTCCTCTTTGTCGTCTATTAAATATTCAATTTCTTTATCCTTAGTCATATTACTTAAATAAACTAATAAATGGATACGTTACGACTTTGGTAGCTATATTGTCTTTGCAACTAGCTACCGCGTATCCGTTCTCTATACACCCGTTATATAACGAGAAAGTAAGGAGAAATAAAACTGTATAAATTATAATGATCCAACCGACTAACCCTAACAATTTTTGTAATAACTTTTTCATAATTACATTATAGCTCTACTGCTAGCCGTATGCAATAGTCTAGACTGTGGATAACTTTTTTTCCTCAAATAAACTTGCTTGATTTTCTGGAGGCAATATCTTTTTACACGTCGGACATATTTCGCCTTGTATTACAAAGTGTCTTTTATGTCTTTCTTTTCCACAATTAAAGCAGGTATATTTATATAACCTACA